GAATTATTCAATGTTTCATAACGAAATTTGTTACATTGTTTTCTAATCTTATAGGAAAATTACCTTATTATCATATTTGATATGTATTGCATCGAGACTAGAGACTCTTACCATTAGAGTATAAAACTCGAACATTTTTCCAAAGGCCTATGCTGGTAAGCCTGCTTTTTCAAGCGCAACATATGAGACCAGTAGACCATAACTAAATGTTGCCAAATAACCTAAAACAAAAAATAAAAATTAAAAACAACACCCCCACTATTAATCCCAGACGTGTGTCTGATGATTCTCAAGCAATTTGTTACCCCGGTGTCCACAAGGATACTGACAAGGGGAGAAATTTCACAAATGAGATAATCGATACAAACCGAGCTCAAACTGATTGCACTTTGCAATCTCTTGGGTTCAATTCTGTTTCTGTCAATGAATGGATGAGAGAGAATATACCCGATATGCCAAAGGAACTTCCGGAAGGCGATTGGGTTGTCAAGTTAATTGAAGACCTGACCACTTTTTTCATTATGATAAATTCAGCATATAGCGATGGGAGCTATTCAAAACCCAAAATTGTCTTTGCGTGCACAACGTTTGCTAAACTACGCACCACTGGCAGTCTTATGAATGGTGTTGTTCTTAAGAAATTACTCGAGTTTCATGAAACTGTTTTTTCCGAACCTCAAGTTCAAGGATTTGAAGAACATATTGGTTCTATGAGGGACTTACTATCAAAGTTTGACTCCATTAAAGACTCAGCTATATTCAAAAAATTCTACAAACTTATGATGTATGCAATGAGCTTGTCCGTTTTTGATAAAATTGGATTAAGTTTTGACACTATGGGATACACCCATTTCGAAGCGGAAGCTCTGAAGAAGAAATTCAACATGGGCCCCGATTTTATTCATACCCTCCTTGATACATTCCTATTTTTGTGTGAACGCGGTTTTCAAATTTTGAAAACAGGAAATCTAGAATACATTTTCCATTCGGGAAGTGCTTATTCCGAGTACTATGATCAATATGTTATCCTCAAAAGACAGTCAACTCTATTAACTAACCCAGAAGCCCATGGCTTTAAGGAGAGTACTTTTAGAGCCAATCTTGAGAGTGCTATTGAAAAAGGCTCAAGTATCATCAAACACAGTAATAAAATGAGTCATGCCGATAAAAGACTTTTCATGAACATGCAC